GGTTACAGGTGCTGCCGCTGGTGCGGCGGGGGTTACGGTGGTATCAGCCATGCTGACTCCTTATGATCTAGTTTGGTTTTGTGCGGTGGCCAACATTTGGCGATCCTTGGTCTTCGCTGAGACCGCGAGGCGCTTCATGTCTACCTTGCCGAGGTTGATCTTGAAGTTGGCACCTTCACCTTCGGCCGAGCCATACAGCGCAGCAAACCTACGCACCACACCGTACCAACCAGTCTCACCTCCAGTGGAGGCTTGCTTGATCAGTGAGGCCATATGCATGGCACGGTCAGATGCTTCGGGATACATTTCGCGGTACTTCTGGGCGTCATTGAAGTTGTACTTATCTTCGACGATCAGTTCACCTTGCTTGTTGAGGTGCCAGTTGAATTGACCCAGTGTGGTTTTCACCACGTTCTCTGAGTCAGAGCCACTCACATTCAGGTTGTCGGATTTCCATGCGACGTCTGCTGTGCCCTGCGTGTAATCATTCTTTTTACCCTTTGGATCGGTGTATGTAACAGCACCGCTGTTCTTACCACCACTACGAATATAAGAGCGACCCACAACAGTAAGCATGGCTTCAAGCTCTTGCTTGCGGAAAAACGATGCGTCATAGGTTGTATTGTTCCAGTCGAGGATGTCGTGACCACCAGCAATCTTCTTCACAGTGTTTGCAAAGAGGTCATTGACCAACATCTTCACGTGAGACCCTAAGACACCATCACGTGCTTGCAGCACAGAGCCGTCAGCACGTTTAATCGCTTGGCCATCTTGAGACAATGTGTTTGTGTTGTCATTGATTGCGGTGAGTGTTTCAGCAGGGTTCTCTGAGTAGTGCTTTGCCCAACCTTCGAGAACACCGGGAGTGTCACCACCGATTCCGGGTGTCGCTGCTTGTGCGGACTTGATGCCGAACATGTCAGCGAGATCGATAGCTTTCTCATCACCGTACCCAGCAAACATTCGTGCCTCACGTTCACGGCGAGACTGAATGCCTTTGATGTTGAAGCGGTTTGAGTTGGTGCGAATCTCACTGAGAACACCCTGAGCGTCGCCGCCCTGTAAAGCCTTGGTCAGCTTTGGGCCGATCAGGCTGGGGTGGTTGTATGCCATCGATACAAGTGCGAGACGTTGGTGTGCATTCATTGGTAACTTACCAACCTTACTGCTCACCACACTTTCTGCACTGGAGACCGCCGCCTCAAACAACGTACGTGCTTCACGCTGTGTAACTGCACGAGTGCCGTCCAACATCGCTGTGTAGGTAGCATCATCGATGCCCAACGCAGCCTTTGCCATACGTTTGTTACCGCCATCATCTAGGTTGAAACCATAGCCGATGGTTCTACGTCCAACACTGTCTTTGTAGACACTGCTGCGATACCCTTCCTCTGCGGCAATGAACTTGAATCGGTTTTCTTCATAGTTGTCCCCCTTCGTGTTGAAGGCTTTCACTCCAGCATAGCCGGTGATCTTGTTGGTCAAATCTTTGAAAAACGATCCAGTATCTTGTGCATCGGTTACAGACTTCGTGATGCCTTCAGTTGGAGGGACTAGACCCCCAGCCTGAAGACTCTCACGAATTCCTTTGTGGTATGTGGCGTAGAACTCTTTTGGGTCAGTGATGCCATCCAGACTTGTTTGCTGGAATGGATTTGCTTTGACGTGACCTTCAAGGGTTGCCATAAATTACTCCATCAAATTGTTGTTAGCGGAAGCCGCCAATTGGGCTGAAGCCCCAGCTATTGCTGCGTTGCCGACGTGCAAGGACAGCCATCGCGTTCTCAACTTCTCGAGGGTCTTGAAGTGCTGCCTGACGTAGTTGCTCGTCAGTCATCTTCAAGTGCTCTGTGAGTCGTGGTGTGAGAATCAGTTGGTAGCCGGTGGTCACCTCTTTGTATTCACCATTCACAGACTTGACGCCCTTTTGTGGCATCAAGATGAGTGAGGGGTGGAGGTACTTCTCGGCCAACTTCTGGTCAGCGTCAAGGTTCCCTGTGAAGGTGACCTTGTCGTTGCCCCAGCGTGTGAGCCAACTCTTCTCTTCGCCACTGTTGTTGAACTGCTGTTGCATCGAGAGACCTTGACCAACAGGAATGTGCATAGGCACACCGTGCTCCTTGTCGACCAACAGTTGACCATTGACCTTGCGGGCCTCTGTCGACTGTACGAAGCCAATGTCCACACCCACAATCCCATCCATGTTGAGAGAGCGGAGGCCACGAGAAACAGCATCGCGATCCTTCTTCAAGGTCTCGGCAGTGTTCTCAACCGTCCGTGTGAATGGATTGATCACAGCATTGCCAAGAGGCACGCGTGTCTCACGGCCAGTCTTAGGGTCAACACCGACGGTCTGTTCATCACGAACCATCGAAATCTTTCCTTCATTCACCACGATGGTGTTGCGGAGGTTGAGAGCCACTTCCTTGCGGATGTCACCGAAGTCGTCTACAGGAAGACCTGCTGCGCGACGACGTGCAACAACCACACCGACCATAGAGTCGACGCGGGCATAGACAGGATCAGCCACATCAGGCGTTCCCCAAGAGTCGCCAAGCGCCTCATCGAGGGCTTCGTTCATCTTGCGACCACGGAACTCAGACTGCCATTTGGCATCGATCTTCGTTGACGTACCTTCAGACGAGAAGAGGTACTTGCGAATACCACCCTGCTTCTGAATCTCGGCGTAGGTCTCCGACGTGTTTGAGTCGTAGGTGCGCGCGCGATCAGCCAGTGTCCCGTAAGGGGTTGTGGAGGCACCTTGTGTCATGTCCATAAACTTGGCCAGAGCACGTGGGTCTTTGTCCAACAACATCGCGCCCATCTGCCCGTTGCCGTCCAACATCTTCAATGCAGATGCAGCACGTGCAGCAGTCGCTGGGTCTTGACTCATGAGAGCAGACGAGAACTGTCCGGTGATCTCAGCAGGAATCGCATTGATGCCGAAGCGGGAGACACCAGCACGAAGGAAGGCACCAGCTTGCTGGGCCACCACCTCGTCAGGAACACCTTGCTTGCCTGTGAATGGGTTGAAGTTGCGAGTCATATACTCTTCCGCATACTTCTTGTATTCAGTCAGGTCAAAGCCAGCCATTGCTCCAGTCGGGTCGGCAACGAAGGCACCCATGCGGTTCATACCTAGCTTGTACGCACCGAGTTCAGCGATCTTCGTGGTCACTTGAGACTCAAGCTGACGGTACCCAGCGCCGAGGCCGGGGGTGTTCGACAGCTTTGGCAGGTTGGTGTTGCGCCAGTTGGTCAACAACTCAAACTGCTTCAGTTCATCCGGCTCCTGCGCCAACATCGTTGCGAGGTCTTGCTGTGCGTTCTTCAAAGTCTCTTGACCGGTGAGGGTCACATGAGACTCAAGACCACGCATCGCCTCGGCTTCAATCTCCTGCACCTGCGCTGGGAACTGCTCGGCAAACGTGGTTTGTTTTCCGTCAGGCCCAGTCGTGGGTTGGTGGAGGGTTGCGATGAAGCGTTGGGTTGCTGTACGACCAAGAGGAACGGCAGCACTCTTCAGAGCCGTGAGAGTTCGTGCCATGTTCTGGCCGTCTGTCTCGTAGCCGAAGACTGTCTTGAAGCCCTGTTGGATGGTCGCAAGATCGGCGACACCAAAGTCAGGTTTGTTCAACGCAACGCCAGCACTCTTGATCAGTTCGTTTGTCGTGTCTTCACGTACACCCTTGATCGCTTGGCCAGCATACTGGACACGATCAGACTCATAGTTGCGAACCCACTGGGCTTGCATCGCAGAGTCAACTGTGACATCACCAGTGCCACCACTGTAGTTTTTCTCCCACCACTTCGACGCCTCAGCCTCGTAGTTTGCTGGAGGGACGTTGGCCATGTGAACCTTGAAGTTCGCATAGACGTTGTCACCCAAGTTGCTACCAAGCGTGCGTCGGAAGGTGCTCATGAAGTTACTGTTGTTCTTCTGCTCTTCTGACAGTTGAGCCTCAGCATCAGTGCGTGTGATGTTGGGGTTCTTTTGTGTCATCTTGTTCGCAAGAAGAAAACCACCTTCCTTCTGTGTCTGAGCAAACTCCTGCGCCTTCACCTTCTCAGTGTAGAACTCCGCTTCTTGAAGAGTCTGTCCCGCCTTTTGCACTTGCCCAAAGAAATTGGAGAATGCATTTGACAAGTCACCCGCGAACGGTTGTGCTCCATCTAATGCACCAGCGGTTTGCTGTTGAACATGGTTGAAGGCGCTGGGAGTACGGACAGCAGACATGCCATCATTTGTTTGAATGTTCGTCTGCGTTCTAGCAAATCGAGCCATGTGTTACTCCTTATTTTTTGGGTGCTGTGGTTGAAGCCCCAGCGTTTGACCCCTTGATAGCGGCCAGCGTCTCTTGACGCGCTTGGTGGTTTGCACCAATCTGAAGTGACGAGCCAACCAAACTGAGCACCGCATTGGTCTTCCTTGCGTTGGACTCTGCGATGATGTTCTCTGCTTGGTTTGATGCCATTGTTTGTCGGTTGAGGAAGGCTTGCTCTGCGCCATACTTCTCTGACTCAAGAGCAGCAAGCTGTCGCTTGTTCTGCTTGTCGAGACGTTCATAGGACATCGCGTTGCCGTAACCCTCCTCGAAGTACATCGTGCCAAGACTCGAGTCAGACAACGAGGACTCTGTGGCACGTAGAGTACCTAGAGCCTCGTTGGCTTTACGAATAGCATCAGACTTCTCAGACATTGCATCAAGACTGGCCTCAGCCTGTTTGCGGTTTGTTTCCGCGTAAGAGGCTTCGGTGTCTTTGTATGCCGCCTTGATTGCAGCATCTGCCTGTCCCTTCGCTCGATCCTCAGCTTTATTGGACTGATCGATGGTTACTGCGGTACTGGTGACGGCGGCAGCGATCATGGCGATTTCTACGCCTGTACACATAGTGTTACCCCTGTCTTGTAAGTTCGTTAAAGAATCCGACGTAATCAATCGAGGTGATGTTCATCGGCTTTTCGGAATCGTTGATGATTTCCACTTTCACTGTGTCACCACGCGACATCACTGGAACCCTGAAGGAAC